CTCATCCACGCCTCACTATTCTAATTTTGACAAAGAATGGGGACACATCAACATCAAGCCTGTAGCACATTGGGTACACTTATTTGAGCAATGTGGATTCACTCTATTACTGGAGATGTCAAAGCCTACAAAGTGGAGTTTATTATTTAAGAAAAAAATGAACTAATAGTACATTATGTTGTTTGAAATTAAATTTGCTGAATGGATTGCTGAGAATCATTGGACTTGCTGCGATGAACATGACTTCATTTACTATTGGTGTTCTGAAACCAAAGGGATGTCACAAGTACCAACAGATTTATTGTTTGATATTTTTTTAAATGAAAAAGCACACTAAAATATATTTAGACTATTTCGGTTACGATCAAAGCAGTTGGATTGCCTGTGAGATGTGCGGACAGACAGCTAATGATATTCATCACATCGAAGCAAGAGGAATGGGCGGCAGCAAAACAAAAGATACAATAGAAAACCTACAAGCACTATGCAGAAAGTGTCACATGGAATTAGGCGACAAGAAAGAACACAAAGTAATGCTTAAAGTAGTACATCAAGTTAAAATGAACGAAATAAAATGAAAGCAACAATAGAATTTGAACTACCTGAAGACCAGGAACAATATAACTTCGCAAACAAAGGATTTGACTACTTCTGTGTACTATGCGAAATCGATGAGTTTCTACGTCAGAAAATCAAGTATAGCGAACTTCAAGAGAACGAATATGCCCTACTTGAAGATACAAGGGAGCAACTAAGACAGATGCTTTTTGAAAGAGGGATAAATCTGTAATTACAAAGTAAGTACAAAGTAATGAAAGAGATTCAAGGAAGAAATGGAGGGACTTTAAAAGTACCCGAAAAAGGAGAGACAAACAATCCTAACGGCAGACCTAAAAAGTTTACTACACTGATGAAAGAGAACGGCTACTCACTTTCTCAGGTAAACGATTCAATTCAGGTAATTATGTCAATGGACGAAAAACAAATCAAAGACGTTCTTAAAAATGACGAAGCAACCATGCTTGAGAAAACCGTTGCAAAGGCTATAATAAAGAGCTACGAGAAAGGCTCACTCTATTCAATGGACACGCTTCTATCGAGAGTATACGGCAAACCAAAAGAATCAGTAGAGGCTACGGTAGAAGCGAAAGTAATAAACGTAACTTTAAACTTGGACTAATTATGAGCGGAGGACAATTTGATTACGACCAATATAAGATTGGATATATTGCCGACAAAATAGAACAACTTATTGAAAAGAACGGTAAACCAAAAACTAAAGAAGAACTTAGAGAGCAATCATGGATAGATGAAGAATGGCTTGAGAGAAACCCTGAAGACAAAAATCATCACAAATACCCAAGAGTAGTAATAAAGAGATTTAAAGAAGCCGTTAACATTTTACGAGAAGCACAGATATACGCCCATCGAATAGATTGGTTATTGTCAGGAGATGATGGTGAAGAAAACTTTTTAAAACGTCTTAATGATGAATTAGATTTCTTTGACCAGGTTAATAAAAAAAAGGTATGACCGAAAAAGAAGCAATCATTCTTCTGATCTACTACAACGATTGGAGAAGAGGAGAAGATATAGAAATGCCCAACCCAACACAAATAGGAATAGCACTTGACACAATTATAACCGAATATATTAAAAGAAATGGAAACAACTTACTTAGGTAGTGCCTGGTCTGATGACTACGGCTTAAACGTCAGCATCAACATCGAGAAACTAAACGAAGCAATTAAAAGCGGCAAGTTAGAAGTAAACAAATACGGTGATGTGCGTGTGCGTGTACAAAAATTGAAGCAACAAAACGAGAAGAGCAAAGCGACTCACTCTGTAGCAGTGCCAAAGCCCAAAGAACCCTTTTAATGAAAGTAATTTGTCTACTTGACGGAGCAAACGGAGTGTCCTTTCATAGATTGTACACTCCCTATCTTCGTTTACAACAAGACCACGATATTACTGTTGATGTCAGCTTGAACCATGAAGATTGGGTAAACCTTGACTATCAGCAATACGATTGCGTTATATTTAATCGTTGGTTAGGACGCTATCAGTACAACATACTTCCATTACTTGCAAAGTACAAAGTACCTTACATCGTTGACCTTGATGACTATTGGGTACTGCCGAAGTACAACCCAGCGTACAAGTTTTACAGAGCCTACATCAAAGACGGAGTTAAGAACGCTTTAACCTATGCTGATGGCGTTCAGGTTACGACTCCACAACTTGCTGAAAAGATAAAGGAGTTTTACAAAGGCGACAACATTACGATTGCTGAAAATGCAGTAGACTTTACACAGGCTCAATGGAACGTAAATAAAGACCATACACCAACGATTGGTTGGGTAGGTGGAATAAGTCACGTTGAGGACATAAAGTTGCTTACAAATCAAATTAGACCTATCTGTGAGAAGTATGGATATAGGTTTATAATGGGTGGACACCACGAGAATAGTAGAATGTGGGCAGAGATGGAGAAAGCCATAACAGGAGAAAGCCAAAAGAACAGACCGACATGGTTTGAAACGAGAGTAGGGACAACACCTGATAAATACGCTGAGATTTATTCTGAGATTGACATTTGTTTAGCACCTTTGACGGCTCAGACATTCAATCGCTACAAGTCAGAGTTGAAGATTGTTGAGGCTGCTGCGTACAAGCGACCTATTTTAGTTTCAAGTGTAGAGCCATACACGAACCACAAAAGTAACTTAGGAGTTTTCTTTGTGCAGAATAACGATTGGACTACACCGTTAACGCAACTGATAGAAAGCGGAAAAAGTAAAGAGATAGGATTAATCAACTACAACTACTGCAACGAGCATCACAACATTAAAGAGATTAACAAAAAGAGAATAGATTTGTTACAACGGGTATGCAAATAAACTACAAACGACCATTTTTAACGAGTTATCAGAAAGCCATCTTAGATAGTCCTGCACGTTACACAATTACGGCAGCATCGACTAAGACAGGTAAAACTGCATCTCATATTATTTGGTTGTTTGAACAGAGTTTGAAACTAAAAGAAAACCAAGCGGTGTGGTGGGTTGCTCCTGTGTACCAACAAGCGGAGATAGCATTCAGGAGAATGAAAGCACAGGTCAACTCTCGTGACTTCTTTCAGAGTAATGAATCTAAACTTGTCTTAACTACTCCGATAGGTTCACGGATAGAGTTTAAATCTGCAGAGAAACCTGACAACTTATACGGTGACGATGTTTATGCAGCAGTATTTGACGAGGCAAGTAGAGCAAGAGAAGAATCATGGTACGCTTTACGTTCTACGTTGACGGCTACCAAAGGGAAATGCAAACTAATCGGTAACGTCAAAGGGAAAAAGAATTGGTTTTACAAATTGGGAGAGAAAGCCAAAGGAGGTGAACCTAATCTTGAGTACTTTAAAATAACCGCTTACGATGCAGCGAAAGAGGGCATCTTAGATGTAGAAGAAATAGAACAGGCAAAGCGTGATTTACCCGACTACGTTTTCAAGGAGTTGTACCTTGCAGAACCTGCTGATGACAATTCAAACCCTTTCGGGTACGATAATATAGAAAACTGTATAATTCCTACCCAATCGGGTATAGTTACGGCATACGGCATTGACTTAGCAAAATATACGGATTGGACGGTTATTATAGGACTGAACGAACAAGGCAATGTATGTCACTTTGAACGCTTTCAAATGGATTGGAGTCAGACAATGACAAAGATTTCTAACTTAATCGGAAACACTCCGACCTACTTAGACTCTACTGGTGTTGGTGATCCAATCGTTGAGCAGCTACAACGTAAGCACCCAAGAGTAGTAGGCTTTAAATTTACATCACAGAGCAAACAACAACTTATTGAGGGCTTGGTGATGGCAGTACAACAAAGGCAAATCGGATTCCCTGACGGGAACATTGCTGATGAAATGCGTAACTTTGAATTTGAATATTCCCGCACAGGAGTAAAATACACCGCACCACAAGGACTTCATGATGACTGCGTAATGTCATTAGCGTTGGCGTGGGACTGCAAACAACACAACAAAAAAGGATTATTTTTTTATGCTTAACTGGAACAATATTACAATCAAAAAACTACAAGAGATCAACGAGATAGACAAGAACTGCAATCCTATTGAAAGAACTGCATGGGTTGTGTCTATTTTGACAGAAACGCCCTACGAAGAAGTAGAGCAATGGACACTTGACAAATTAAAAGCTATTGACCTTACGTTTCTTCAGGAGATACCAAAGAGCAAATTAAAGTTTACCTTTAAGCACAAAGGCAAGAGATACAGACTTGTTAAAACTGCAAAAGAAATGAAGGCTCACCATTTTATCGAATTGCAGGAGCTGATGAAGAAAGACACTATTGAAGTGCTGCCTGAGATAATAGCGTGTTTGTCATATCGAATAAATATCTTGGGGCAAAGGAAGGAAGATGACTACGAAGAGAAAGTAAAAGACTTTGCAGATTTACCTTTGGTTAACTTCTACAATTATGCGGTTTTTTTTTCTCAACTTTATCCGAAGTTATTAGAGGCTACCCTAATCTATTTGAAGGAGAAGGAAGCGAAGATGAAGGAGATGCTTTCGGATGGCTTGGACTCATTGACCGATTAGCAGGAGGCAAACGTAATGAATGGGATATCATTCTTAACTTGTCATTAAAGGAGTTTTTGAACACTCTTTCGTTCCATATAACGGTAAAACGACAACAACAGAAGAGACTTGAAAAGGCAGCACAACAA